CATTTGCCACTTACGATGGTTGTGCTTTATTTGGTTGTAATAATAATTTTAATGGCTTCTTTAGAACTTTTAGATAATGAAAAAAGAAATTCTTTTATTTTGGGATATGATAAAAACTAATATATTTGCCTTATTAACAATCGTAATTAGTTTTCTAATGCCGATAAAACCTTTAATACTTATCGTAGGTGCGACGATCTTTTTGGATACCATATTTGGTGTTGTTAGATCATTAAAAAATAAGGAGGCGATAACTTCTCGTAGATTAAGTAGAATTGTTTCAAAGATGGTATTATATCAATCAGCAATAATTTTATTCTTTTGTGTTGAAAAATATATATTGAATGATATTATGATTTCCTTTGGGATGGTACCATTATTATTAACAAAAATAGTGGCGACAATGTTAATTTTTGTTGAGGTTTTAAGTATGATGGAGAATTATGAAATGATTTCTGGGGTAGATATTTGGGATAAGTTCAAAGAAGTGTTTAGAAGAACCTCACAATTAAAAGATAATGTAAAAAAAATAATATAAAAGTTGATTTTTTTTGATTAAAGCGTATATTTATTATAAGATAATATCCCAAATATATCTTGTTGTTGTTATAAAAAAACCCCTCAAATCGAGGGGTTTTTTGTTTTATCTACTTATCATTTTTTGGTAAAGATATTGGTACTGTTCCTCCAGTGTTTTATATATATTTTCATACCCAATATTTTGATTGTCCAGGTCAAGTAAAACTGCCGTTATTTGGATAAGATTTTTAATATCTTCGTTAAGGAGTGCTGCTGTTTCGTAGTGCTCATCCATAATCAACGAATTTAATTCGATATTTTTTTCCATTAGTTCTTTTACAAAATCCGTAATAATTTCTTCTTTAGTCATTTTTAGTTGTTTGAGTTAAGTTGTTATAATAATTTTTTAATAATTCGATTGCGTTTAGTTTAAATTCTTTTCTTTCTGCTTTGGTAGTGAAGTATTCATTACGTCCCACTGATTCATACCTTTTTTTTCTGTAAGCTTTTTCGTAATCTAACCTTGCTTTTGTTTTCATTGTTTGTTGTTTTTGTTTTATTTGTTATTGTTATATATTATAAATATCTCTATTGTTGTTTTTTTTTTAGATTACATCAGAAAAATTTATTACTTCTAAATTTTCTTGAATATAATTTAATTTATATTGAGATATGATTTGATTTTTTTTAATAAATTCATCGTATTTTTTAAACCAAAATTTACTAAAGATTTCATTTACCTCTTTCGCTTTACCACAAAAACTATTTTTATTAGTTAAATTAAATGGTTTGAAGAATTTAAACCAAAAATATTCTAAACCTAAAGCAACATCCTCTGGTAGATTTTTTTCTATTATAAATACTTGGTAGTTTGGACAATTTTCAACAACTTTAAGCCACTTTGGATTTCTACCACTTGTTTGCCAAGCTCGTCTACTAGTACCTTTACCTACATAAAAAACTTTATTATTGTGGGTATCTAAATGTAGGTATACATAAAAATCATTACCCATTTTAATATTCGATTGAGAATTTTAATTTATAATTTTTAAAAATATCTGATACAAAGCCATATTCATTCTCCTGAACGATGATACAGTCGTGAACTGGTAAAAAATATTTATTGTTGATTGCTAATTCCGTCATAATCTCGGTCATTATTTCCTCCTCCAAAGCGAAGTATATTTTGGAAACAAACTTATAACCGAATTTTATTTTAATATTTTTAATATTCTGGAAAAATATTGGATATAAAGTTTCTAAACGAGAGTCTTGTTTAAAACCAAATATTGATGATACCCATAATTCTTTGGTTTCTTCTCTAGTTAACCCTAATTTTTTGCTTTGGAATAACCAGAAATCTGGGTTATATAAATAATCAAAATATAATTGGTTATCAAATGAACCATTAAGCTTTGATTTACTTAAAAGTTGGATAACTGATGATTTCAAATCGATTGATATTGTTTTTTTACCATCGATTTTAATCTTTTTACGAGTTTCTTTTGGTAAACCAACATAATCACTGTAGTACCTATGTGTTTTTTTCTTAAAATATTCCATATCAATTGCTTTACCATCAATAGTTGATACTGCAATAGTTTTTTTAATATGTGATATAATCAAAGAATCTTTGGAAGATACTTTATTATTTTCCAATAACAGCATTAGTTTTTGGTAGTATGGGTTATCGTTAATATTTGTAACCTTTGATTTGGTGGCATACTTTGCTTTTGTGCGTAGTACAATACGTGAGCCACCTAAACCTTCCACTTCGAATACTTTTGATGCCCTAATCAATTTTAAATCATTATTTTCTAAAAGTGTTGAAATAGTTTTTTCATACTTTTTTGAACCAAATATTTGTCTCATAGTTCTATATGAAAAAAATTGGTTTTTGTTTTGATGGAGAACCCATCCAATAAATTCTTTTTGTGTTTCTTTTTGTGTTTCTGTTTTCATTTTATCCCTTTTTATTTTTTTAATTCCCTTTTTTATTTACCAGGGAAGGGACCTAAGGTGATCAAGCCTCAGGAACCCTGGATATTTAACTTTCGTTATATACATATAAATATACACAAATTTAGCAAAAGATCAACTTTATGTAAAATATTTTTATTTTTTTTAAAAGGGGGGCATATAAGCAGTATGGTTAATAATCTTTTATTTAACAATAAATATGTGATATAAATAAATCAATTATAAGACCCTGCTTATATGCCCCCCTTTTCCATTAACACTACTATTTATAAAATAAAAATACCAATGAGTCAGATAAAAAGAAAAATTGATTTTAATGATGATATGCACTTTCTACAAAAATCATTCACCAAAGCACACGAAGTAATAATCAAAAATTTAATAGAATCGAAAGAATGTCAGGAATACCGTGGAACGAAGAAGAGATAGTAATATTAGAAATATTCTATCCAAATACACGATTAGATGAATTATGTGAGATGTTACCTGGAAGAAGTATTAGATCTATCCAAATTAAAGCACACCTCCTAAAAATTTCTCGTAATAAAGAATTCACTAATTTTTTAAAAAGAGAAACTTTTGAAAGAGAAACCAGGTTAACCTGGGATGATTATTTAGAACGTCATAAAAAATATCTTCCAATACTTAAAGAATATTATGATGGTTTATCAAACCCTATTGGTAAAATAAAAAAGTAAATATTTTTAAAAAAAAATAAATTACCGGATATTTATATATAACAACAATATATAAATTATGGGAAATGAAAGTTACATTAAAACATCAATCCGTGAAAGGATTTTATTACAAAGACTGATAGATTTTAAAGATCTAGAATTAATTAAGTTTAGTCAAGAAGATAGTTACGCTAAATGGGATGCTGTTATTATGTCAGGTAACAATAAATGTTTAATTGAAAGCAAGGTTAGGTCGTACAATATATCAACTTTTAACGGATGGATAATAGAAAAAAATAAATACGACTTTTTAATAGAGCAATACCAAAAACATAAAGCAATACCATTATACATCAACTTCCATAATGACGGTATTCAAATATGGGATTTATCAAAAATAAAAGAACCTATATGGGGTAAACAACAATTACCAAAAAATTCTCAGGATGAGGATGAAGAAATAAAAACTAAAATTGTTGGCGAATTAGATGGTAAGTTATCAGAACATATATTTATCAACATAAACTGGATTTCTCTTTCAAAAGAGGTTCAAAAAATTTATACCGAAAAATATGGTTAATGAAATAAAAGATTTAAAAACTTTTGTTAGATATTGTAAAAATCAAATAGATGCACAATTCTCAAAAGAAACTGAAGTTGAAATAGTGTTAAATAAAATACTATTAAGCAATATCACTGATAATGAATTAATGGAAAATGTTGTTGAGGTTTTTGAAATGTATTATAGGTTTTTAGGTATTGCCGAAAAAAAAGAAGAATATGAGAATTGTGCTATTATTTATGAATCTCTACTTATCGAACAAAAACATTTTAAAAACATAGCTAAAAAATGTAATTTCAAGCTAGATGATGAAATAAAAGAAATCGACGACCATTTTAAAAAAAAATTTATTGTACAATATAGATAAATATTTCCAAGACAACCATAAAACGTTAGTAGAAGTTGCTAATAACATCTTAGGAAGATTGCATATGACAGACTTTAAAACAACGTTGGTAAATGATTGTTACTTCTATATGAAGAGTAAGGAGAATGAAATTATGGAAGAAAATCCGAACGAAAATCGATTAAAGTCAATTGCAATAAATTGGATGCATAAACAAATAGTATGGCAAAAAAGTGATTTTAAAAAAACCTGGATTATAAAGGACTTTAATGAGATAGATTCTATCAATATTTTAGATGAAGATGCACACGGTGAAGATGTCCTAGCTTTTGAAAAAGATTATCAAGATAAAATTAATCATATAAATTTTAAAGTTAGTTTATTAACACTCGATAAAAAAATATTATTTGAACTTTATCAAAAGGGTATAAATAACTCATCCAAATTGGCAAAACATACTGGATTATCAAGAACAGGATGTTATAATTTACTAAAAAAATTTAAAGAAGAATTACGAGAAGGATATGAAAATATATAATAAAAAATAAATAAAATAAATTATGGGACTTAAACCAGATAAAAAACCACGTGCACTAGGAAGTCAAAAGGAAAAAAATAAAGAAAATCTCTTAAAAGCTTTAAAAAAGAATCAAGGTCTAGTATCAACCTCTTGTGAAGAAGTCGGTGTTTCAGTTGAATTTTATTATTGCCATTATAATAAAGACCTTGAATTTAAAGCACAAGTCGATATCATCAACGAAAAGGTTATTGACTTTGCTGAATCAAAACTTTATGAAAAAATAGCAGAAGGTAGTGAAAATTCAATCCACTTTATTTTAAGATATCGTGGACGTAAACGCGGTTACAGTAATAGCGTTGATATTACCTCAGACGGTAAGAGCATAACTGAAATAAGATTAATTCCCATCAAACCAAAAAGAGATGAGGATGGACTACTAACTGAAGACTAAAATGAAAGGATATTTAAAATTTTTATTTACCAAAAGACTTGGAACAGCAATCATAGTTTTATTTATGTTAATGCTAGTAACAGTAGGAGCACCACACTTCGATAGTGATGGCGTTCATTGGTCACAACCTTTAAAAGAAATATCGGACCCGTTTTTTTTAGGTATTCTTGTAGGTTTAATATTCTCCACTATTTTTGCTTTATTAGCAGACGTTTACGACGAACTTAAAAAGAACTAATATTGGCAACACTAGATATTAAACATACACCAGTATTCACAAAAAACTTTGAGGCAATCCAAGATAAAAATACTAGGTTTATTGTCAATCAAGGTGGTTCACGTTCAAGTAAAACATATTCACTTTGTCAACTTTTAATTGTCTATGCCTTAACTCACGGTAATACGGTCATATCAGTCGTTAGGAAATCATTTCCCGCGTTGAGGTCTACGGTTATGCGTGACTTTTTTGAGATTATGGAAACCTTGGGTATCTATGACCCCAATCTCCACCATAAAACCGAAAACACTTATAGATTTTTAAATGGTAGCATTGTAGAATTTTTTAGTGTTGATGATGCACAAAAACTACGTGGACGTAAGCGTGATATTCTTTTTGCTAATGAAGCTAACGAACTTTCATTCGAAGAGTTTCAGCAGTTGAATATGCGTACTGGAAAACACTTTATTTTAGATTTTAATCCATCAGATAACTACTCCTGGATATACGATGTCATTAATAAAGAAAACAGCGTCCTTATAAAATCAACTTATAAGGATAACCCTTTTTTAGAAGAAAGCATTATTAAAGAAATAGAAAACCTCATCAATGTTGATGAAGGATATTACCGTATTTATGCACTAGGTGAACAAGCGGTCTTAAAAAGTACTATCTATTCCAACTACGATATTGGTGACTTCATTCAAAACGATAGTTATTATGGTTTGGATATTGGATTTAACCATCCTATGGCACTGGTTGAGGTTTCCAATTATGATGGTATTTTTTATTGCAGAGAACTTATCTATGAGAGTGGTATGACGGTTAAAGATTTGTTGGATAGAATGCTGACATTAAACATCAACAAAAAAACTGAACTATTGGTTGATAGTGCCAGACCAGATGTTATCGAAGATTTACGTCGTCTTGGTTATAACGCAAAGGGAGCACGCAAAGAAGTTACTGAAGGTATTAACTCCGTAAAGAGTTATAAATTGGTGTTAGATAAATCATCAACCAACCTCATCAAAGAAATGAGAAATTATAAATGGAAAAGTAATGGCGATAATATTTTAGACCAACCCGTTAAACTTTACGACGATGCGATGGACGCGTTAAGATATGCAATCCACTATTATCACTTACGCAATAAAAAAGGTAAGACCGACTTCGGATTCTCAAGTTTTAGTTTTTAAAGCAGATATTTATTTTTATATAATTATAAATAAACTAAATTTAATATGGCGATTCAAAATTTTAATCAAGTTGTAGATGCACTAAACCAGTTCTCAAATGCCCACTTATCTCTTAAAAGATTTAAGACATCATTTTTCGAACAAATAGATAATTTTGCCACAGCTGAAAACTCATTCCCAATTTTATATGTTGTACCAGGTGATGTTAGTTTCGAAAACGAAATCGATGTTATGTCATTCAGAGTATACTGCGTTGATATCTTACAAAAAGATAGAAGCAACGAACAACCTATTTTAAATGAAACATTACTTGTGTTACGTGATCTTGTTAACTGGATACGAATGACTGACACCCTGGACCTTAATGTTGTAGGCACTCCAAGAGCGGTACCAATCAATAACTTCTTAACTGAGTTTACAGTTGGATTTTATATTGACCTGGCAGTTGAAACTTCTCCAGAAACAAATGATTGTAGCATTCCATTTAGTTCGAACTTCCAATATTCAGGCATAACCTGCGACTACACATATGTTAGTCAATTTTTAACTTGTGATACTGTCGCTTCTTGTCAAAGTATTATTAATATTCAAAATCAAATAGATGCAATAACTGGTGGTACTGCTGGAACTGATTATTATGTTACAGGTGGAACTTATTCTAATGGTACCCTAACACTTAATAGACAAAATGGTTCTGTCACAATCCCTGGTTTTTTAACTGGCAATACTGGAACCGGAGTTGATACATACGTCACAGGATTTACCTACAATGACGCAAATAAATTAACCATATCCCAAAACCAAGGTCAAGCACCGTTGAATGTTTTTATAAATACTTTTACTGGCATCACAACTCATTATGTCAATATAAATACCAATGTAACTGAAACATCAGCTGTCGGTCGTTTAAATTGGAATGATACTGATGGTACTTTAGACCTAGGTCTTAAAGGTGGCAATGTAACATTACAAATAGGTCAAGAACAAGTAGTAAGGGTTGTTAATAAAACTGCAACTAATATAACTTTATTAGAAGCAAACTATCAAGCGGTAAGAATAACTGGAGCACAAGGACAACGATTGAAAGTAGATTTAGCTCAAGCAAATAATGACCCTAGTTCAGTTGATACAATTGGACTTGTAACAGAAACAATACTCAATAATCAAGAAGGGTTTATAACAACAAGTGGTTTGGTAAGGGGTATAAATACAACAGGTTCATTACAAAGTGAAACGTGGGTGGATGGCGATGTTGTTTATTTATCACCAACTGTTGCTGGAAATATAACAAATATCAAACCTATAGGACCTCAACACACGGTAATTATAGGGTATGTAGTTCGTGCCCACATAACACAAGGTACGATATTCGTAAAGGTCGATAATGGATATGAATTGGGTGAACTGCATAATGTAAGGATTAGTGGGGAAACAAATAACCAAGTATTAAGTTATGACTCTACTCAGGACGTTTGGCTTAATAGAACACTACCAAACTTTATAACAGGTTTTACGGATACATACGTCACAGGGTTTACTTATTCAAATAACAATTTAACGATAAGTACAAACCAAGGTCAGTCACCATTAGATGTTACAATAAATAATTTCACTGGTTTAACTATTAATGGTAGTTTATCGGCTTCGACTTATTTAGGTTTACCATCAAATATTTATGAAACATCAACAGATGGGGCAGTAACATCGGCTAGTACATCAAATGTTTATACAAGTGGTGTTTTAGTACCAGCTAATAGTTTTACCACTGGAAATAATGCTGAAGTTACGGTTCGTGGCAGAAAAACAGGTACTGCTGGTAATATGACAATGAGGATTTATGTAAATACTATTAATAGTATATCTGGTTCACCAATATTAGTAGCGACAAATACAACAGCAGCGGTAAATCAGACATATCTTCAATTACAGAGATTTTTATCAATAAAATCTACTGGTACAACTGAAGTATTTTCAAATACTGGAGGTAGTAATATAGATTGGCTAGGTTCGAATCTTGGGGTAAACCAATTGTCTGTAAATTGGGCAAATGATTTATATATTGTAGTATCAACACAATGTACTGTTGGTACAGATAGTATAAATGCTAGAAGTTCATTTATAAAAATAAGAAGATAAAAAAATAAAAACAAAATGATAATAAACGGATTTCAAGTCACAAGCAACTTTTTTGATTATGTCGACGAGACAATGTGTCATCTAGAATTAGATGGTTGCATAAGGTTAGTACACCTCGAAGATACTGAATATGATACAATAGAAGAATTACAGATAGCTGTCGAAAATTTATAACTATGCCAATACAAAACTGTTCATCAAATCAAAAACCTGGTTTTAAATGGGGTAACTCAGGTAAGTGTTATGTTTACACACCCAATATTATATCTAGTAAAACACGTGCAAGAAATAGAGCACGTAAACAAGGTATTGCTGAAATCATAAGTGGTTTCGAGTTTGAAATCGTTGAAGGTAGGATAACCTCATCCAATGTTAAATCATATGCATACGATTCAATTAAATTAGAACTCTATATTACATTTAATGACAATAGCACCTATAGATATGACAATATAACAATACAAGAGTTTTTTGAAATCAGAAATGGTGAAGCGTCTTGTATTACCGAAGGTTCCAATCAATATGGTTCTTGGTATGTTGGGAAAACACCATCAGTAGGTGCGGCAGTTTATAAATATCTTGTTAGAGCTAATGTACCATTCCAAAAAGTAGGGGCATTAGATTTTTTATTTGATGAGGTTAAATTGGTGTCATATAACGACTATCCTCAAGCAGCAAGTGATAACGCTAAGAGAGCACTTAAATGGGTTGAAGAAAATGGATGGGGTTCTTGTGGAACTCCTGTCGGTAAAATACGTGCCAATCAACTTGCCAATAGAGAAAATATATCAAGAGATACTATCGCTAGGATGGCATCATTTGAACGTCAGAGACAAAACAAAAACACACCATATGGTGAAGGTTGTGGTAAACTAATGTGGGACTCTTGGGGTGGTGATGAAGGAATCGAATGGGCACAAAGAAAATTAAAAGAAATCGATAATGCCAAGTTCAAGGAAGGAGTACCACACTATACCAAGGATGGTAAGTTATATGAAGGACCAACACATAAAGATGCGTCAGGTAGACTAATGACAGGTGCAGTTCATACAGCAGATTCAGAATACTTGTATCATAAAGATGAACTTGCTGAGGTAGGCGAAAGAGGAGCTATTGTACCATCTAAAAAGGCACCAAAATCAGATACACCAAACCCTAAACCTGAAGGTGAAGGTACAGCAAAAGGTGATGCTTCTACAAGTAGAGGTGCTAAAGTTAGTGAAAGAGTTGAAAAAATATTAAAAGATAAATCTGATGAT